ATCAGCCTTTGAAAGTACCTTGAGATCTTTCTTAGCCTTCTTAAGATTCGATTCTTTAACATCTTTCTTAACTTTGTATATAAGTTTATCCATTATTGACCTGACCCGAATCCCCATCCAGAACCATAGTTGTAGGACAGTTGATCTGCAAAAATTGTGTTTATTCTTTGAGAGCCTATTTGAGCATAGGTTCTAGCTTCTACCACGGCATACCTTTCAAATAGAGTTTTATCCATTAAAGCAACGCCGTCGCTATCCCATCGATCCTCAAAAATCTTCTTAGCCGCACCTACAGCAAGTAATTCCCACCATTCATTTAGTTCTGCGGTTCCTGTAAGGACTGGAGCATCAGGATCTGTAGATCCTAAAAGAGCTTGTGAAGGCTGTCTATAAGCTACAAGCTCAATGGTATATCCTTTGTCTGGAATAGGTCGAAGAGTGAATTGATTCTGAAAATACATTATGGAAAGTGGAATCGAGAGAGTTGCAGGATTGTATTGCACCTGGATATTTTCACCAGCTGGAACCACATTTGTAAATGTGATAGAAATTGCTCCAGTATCATAATTTATGGTTCCTGTAGCATCCCCTATGATATTTCCATTTCCGTCATCTGTAGCGTTCTGTGTAGTTCCGAGAGCCGAGTTAGCTGTTATCAAAATGTTTTGTACTCTTGATGGAACTGCGGAATCTGTAAAACCTGTCGTGAGCGTTGGTGGATTTGGGTAATAAGCGGTCGTTGGTGCGGTTGGAGTTTTCACCATCGGATTATTCCAGACGCTTCGAATTACAGGAGTGCTTGAAAGGATTCCTGTATATGGTCCTGTAATGCCGCTTCCTTGCGTAATATTTTGCTGTTGCTGCCAGTTAAAGTTTACGCCATAAAATGACCAAGGGTCTTGAAAAAGCTTGATTTCCCTCTTAGCGCAGTAACAAGGCATTTCTACAGTCGTATAGTGCTCTGAATCGAATGGATAGGTATCAATTCCTCTAATCGTATTGAACGTATATTTATCCTTAAGCTTTAACGATCGGAACTGCGCAGGAAGATCGTAGAGGTAAAAGCTATTGATATAATCGATAATCTGAGAATTTGTAAGCTGAACGGAATTGCCCGTACCAGTCATTCTGCGAGCTTTATTTATGATATCATTTAATGTAGCTATACTCATGGTGGTGGCCTATTGTCAAAACTATCATATAAAGTAACCGTTGCTGGATTGGAACCAGGAATTATGCTTGATGCTGAAGGAACAACTACAGGCGGCGTAACTTTAGTTTGTACTGCTGGATAAATGAACGGAGTGAAGAAGTTTGAGTTGATATCTACCGTTATCGTCATATCATCGTGGGAGACCACTTTCGCTTGTTTATTGTTTATCTCAACCATGCCAAAAGGCCGTGTTACCCTGAAACTCACCATTTCACCGTCGGTAAAATCATGGGTGTCAGTAAACGTAACCACAGCCTCAAGAGCATTAGATATCCCTGTTATTAACCCATAACGCGGATAGACAGTCATTACAACACTTCCACTGGCGTAAATCGCACTCTTGAAGTTACTTCAAAAGTAGATGGGACGCCCCTTCCTTCTGGTAATTCTTTTCCTAGAGTGCGTACTTTTTTCTTCGTGTTGTTTAAATGCTTTGCAATGCCCATAGGAAGCTCAACGATTTCGCCATGCACTAATTTGATAATCTGAATCGGATCCCCAGGGAACCATCGATATACGAAATCTAGCCATCCGCCTTGCGCATCAATAAATTCAAATTGTCCTCGGATCATTTTCTCGTGTTCTTTACGAGCTTTTTTCATCAGCTCATCGCGTCGTTCTTGAGGTACTTTGTTTGCTTCTTTTTTCTTAATTTCTACAACTTGCATGCTTTCACCTTGTAAAGCGGTTTACATTTGAGCTGTCCGGAAATCCCAGACAGCTCGTATTCAACTCCTATTAAACGCCGCCGATTTTGTAATCGTCGTACTTATAGGCTTGCCACATCCAGTTATCTCCGTTATCTGAAGTATGACTAGAGACGTTCCATAGAGCCGCACCAAAACGAATAATTCGAACGTTTCTATTGTCGAATGCGTCAAGAAGGTTGGTTCCTGGAGGCTGTTGTGGAGTAGTTGCACTTCCATTCAATGGCACAACGCCAGATGAAGAAGGCACGCATACGGCTGGGCTTGTTCCAGCTGCTGCTGTAGCGCTTAATGGGAATGCAAATGCTGTAAAGCCAGTAGTATCTAAGTCGATTGTGATCGAAGATACAGTGGCGCTGTTTGTAACGCTTAGCACTCTGATAGCGCGATTGTTAATTTCATCCATTCCGAAATCGCTAGATACTCGGAAAGAAACAATCTCACCAGGAGTGAAATCATTCTGTGCTGTGAAATAAACAACTGCTTGAGAAGCTTGCGTAATATTCGCAATGTAGTTCCATCGTGGATACATTCTGTTAGGAATATATTTGACCACTTGAGCTGCTGTTGCGTCTGCGGCAAACGTCATTCCAGATGATGCCATATAACCAAGCGTAATACTTGTATTAGCTGTAACAGCGGTTACTTGGAATGAATAGCCAGAGATCTGCTGTTCGCCTGTTACTGAGTAAAGACGTACATAATCCCCAACTGCAATAGTTCCGGTATTTGCCATAGAAACGATAAACGTTCCGGCTATACCAGTAATTGCAGTAGCTGTTAGGGCAGAAAATGTTGGTGGATTAGCTGTATCATAGCAGCTAATAGCATCAACACCAGTAGATCCTGTAGCAGGCAGACAATATGCTGTCATTGCAGGTAATTGTGGAGTTGAGTTTTCTGCTGATTGCAGAATTCCTCGTGCAAATCCATTGCCTAAGGATTTTTCCCACCACCATTCGATAGATTGAGCATCGTTTTTCTCACCCCAGCCAGTTAATGCTCTAGCAATAACGAAGTCAGGAGGATTTTGGCTTTGGCATTCTACGTTAATTCCTGACGCAATAAGCGCAGTTGTTAACTGGAATCTTCCACCAGCGATCATTTGATATGGTAACATGTTAAACCTCCTTAAAATCCGGTTGAGCGCAGGTTTACCATCCAAAGATCATTGGTAATGCACTGGCCTTGATAGAATGAGCAACCGGCAGTATGACGGAGCATACATGGATCATTGTTGTAGCCAGGAGGTAAGTAGATAAATCTAGCTTTTCCACCAGCTTGCCAAACGACTTTGTAGGATTCTTTTGCAGCAACAAAGCAGTTAGCTACATCGTTTCCAAGTAAAGAAGCATTTGGAGTAACAGATCCTTGTTCAGAAACGAAGAAACGGACGTTATTCACGCCTCCCCATTCTGTAGAAAGAGTTTCTTTAATGTTTGGATATTGAAACTTACGTACAAAGCCAGCAATGTTGTTCAATACTGGAATCATGCGGGTTGTCAACATGCAACCATAGGAATCGCCGATAGGGCTTGTTCCGAACTTGTTTTCTCCACCAATCATGTTTGTGATGTACTCAGCAGAGTTGTTCTGCAAAGTTGTCACAACATCATCAACGTCGGAAATCGACATTTCAGTTGGCACGTCCCCGTTAACACCACCAACGCAGTTCATGACAGAAGCAGTAGCTTCTAAAGTATCACGAACAAGTACGTCTTGAGTTTCACGCATAGCTTGTCCAAGACGAGCTGCTGCGCTATTGAGGATGGGGTCTTCGTTCGTAATGGTCACTTGACGTGTCAAAACGATATAAGTGGCATATACGCGCACACGGCAATCCACATCGACTCGGTTTAGCTGTTGTGATGGTGGGTTGGTTTGTGCATCGTCAAGAGGCACTGGGAACAAATCTAGCCTGTCATAGCGAGATTGTCTGTCAATAAAGCCTTGATTGTCTGGAAGCTCAACTGGAGACGCAAACAACATGTGAACGAGGTTGCGCTCTGGAGTGCTCAACAATTTGGCATTATACCGCTGCTGAATTTGCGGCGGCATTGTTGAAATAGAAACTGTCATGAGTCCTCAGGTATTAATACCCGAAGCCAGCCTGTCCTGCGTATTGCATCATTTCTTCATAAATCTTGGTCTTTTCAGAATCCGTCAACTTAAAAGCCTGAGCCATGGGACGCTTGTCGTAAGCTTGAGGGGATTGCACTGTTTTGGCATTCTTCTCTAGCTTTTTATCGACTTCCTTCGCATGTCTTGCCTCTGGAGCTTTAGAAACTAAACCAAGCGCTTTGATGTATTTATAACTCTGAATCCCCATCTTATATGGATCTTTAGAGTCTGCAATCGTGGCAGCTAGTTCGGGTTCTTGTTCTTCAAATAAAGCAAGAGTGTCTGGATTAACGACCTCTGAAAAATCCGGATATTGTCTTCTCAAGTTATCTACGAATTGATTTTGCTTTTGTTGATTGACTTGTTTTTTAAGCTCGTCAATTTCGCGAAGAAGTGGCTCTACTTCCTTTTTAACAAGTTTTTTTTGCTTGCCTTTAGGAAGAAACTCTTCATCGCTAACGCTTTCTAACTCATCTACTTCTTGAGGAGCTGCTGGGCCTTGTTGAAGGCGCAATACTCGTTCAATCATCTCGTCTTTTTCTTTAAGACGTTGCTCCAACTCTTGTTGGCGGCGACGCATCTCTCTCCAGTTTCTTTCCTGCTTATCATCAACAGGCTTTTCAACTTCGGGCTGCTTTTCTTCCGCCACAACATGGTTTTCTGTTTGAGGAGGCGCGACCTCTGGCTCTACGCTGTTTTCAACAACATCTTCCATGCGTATATATCCTTTTGCGTTTTGGTGAATAACGCTTTACACCTGGTTTTACACGTATTTTTAGGCTACGGAAACCTATTTCTTGAAAAGTAGTGCAGAAAAATTTAAATTACAATGACTGATAAAATTTAAAAGGAAATCTAATGAAATGTATTCTGTGCGGAAAAGAAGAAGATAACAGTTATTTTCTCTTGCAAAATAAGATGTGTTACAAATGTTCTTTTAACCTGAAATCTGCCGTTAAAAAGACTGAAAAGGAAGAAAAACAAAAAGATTGTT